AAGGCATCATTACCCAGCAGTCTAAAATCCGCAACTTGCCAGTTTTCTAAAACTTGATTTCCCTGTGTGATCCATCTGAATCTTGCGGCAAGTGGGTCTTCAGGGTCAAATCCCTCCTCTCTCTCCATTTCAGAGATTGGAATTGGATAAGCTGCTGTTACACCAAACTCTGGATTTACATCAGTAAATAAGAAAAAATCTCCGTACTTACAAAGATTTCTGACCCACATTACAAGATTAAATTCTACATTTAATATATCATAAAAGAGGTGATCCAGCATTTCTTGTATTTTTCTATTTTCTGAATAGATGTGAAGAACTCTGCCATGTTCATCTGCGCTTACAGTCTCCTCTGAAAAAATGTCTAACGATGAACAAATTTCGGGTGTTGCTTCCATCGAGGCAAAATCTGCATATCTTGACATTCTATCTGCTGAACCATACGAGCTTAACGTATTGTTATATATGTCGTTATGCGCTCTTTTGAACAGCTCTACAGCAGTTGATGCTGTTGGCTCTTTGAAGTTTTTAACCCTTCTTTTGACTATTGGACCTGATCTAAAAAGCTTCGTCAGCCTATTAAAAAGACTTCCATTGTTATCTGCCATTTTATTTCTCTTCTATATCTTGTGCCGCATTATGCTACGCTAAACTAATTATAACAGTAGCTAACCTAAAGTAACCATCCGTAATCTATCCCATCTGAAGAACCGCTTATGGGCATGTTGTCCATCGTGTACGCTTTAAAAGGGTTGTAAGCTCTATCACTCCATGGATTTGTTATTTTATCTTTGTCATTTGAATTCAAGGCAAATCCAGCAAGCATTTCCCTATTAAGATCATGCGTTTGAGAATTATATGATGGATTTGTATCAAATAGCCAAATTCCAATGGCGGCTGCCATGACCAAATCGTCACTTTTTCCTTTTTGAGCCTGCGCTTTCGTTCCCTTAACAATAAATGTCTTCATTTCGTTATAAAATCTTGATGAATAAAAACGTACAGCGCTTGTCCTGATTACCTCTTCAAACTTAGTCAATATTTGTGAACGTGTCTTTACGTTGGTTTGAAAACCTATTTTTGAAATATCAGGAGTAGAACCGCCATAAATTGCATTAAACTTGTCTTTTTCACTTTTAAAGAAAAGATTTTTGTACCCTATCTCTACTAGCTTCATTATCGTTGCGTAGCCATATGTGTTATTCTCTGGACAAATCAATGCATCATTATAACGATTGCCAGCCTCTGCTAAAAGAACAGCAAATTGATCTGGTGGCAACTTTCCTTTATATTCTGCCACCTGCTCTGAAGTAACAATGTCGAAAACATGAAATGCCGAATAATCTGATGCATCTCCCCTGGCAATATCTGCTGAGATTATATATTTGTGATCTGACAATGAGTATTTCCAAACCCAGACGCCCATGTCATGGCCCCATCTCTCAATTGGGTTTTGGATTTTAAGCGACATCTTTTCTAAATCTGTTGCCTGCAAAAATGTATCACCAGAGGCAGCGAAGTCGCACATTAGCTCTTGCGCCATCTGTTTTTTACTCATGTTTTTGGTTTCGTTTTTAAACCATTCGTCACCACGATCAGGGTGGACATCCCACAAGAGCTTTATGAAATTAAATTCATTTTCGCCATTCTCTGCCCCAGTGCAAAGTTCATGGTATTTGTCGCCAACCCCATTAGGCGTCGAAAGAACAATTGCCCTACCACCAGTTGATAATGTTGAGTATAGGCCCATCCATAATTCTTCAAAATTTCTAATAAACGCTGCCTCGTCAACTATCAGAAGGGAAAGTGCTTCAGAGCGTCCAGCATCATCAGATGTGGGTACAGCTTTGATTGTTGAGCCGTTACTAAATTCGACCCCCTGTTTATTTGCAGATACTATCTCTGGCAAAAGTAGCCATGACGGCATACTCTTAATTGCAGTTTTTACTTTTTTAATAAAGTTTTGAGCAACTGCAAGCTTTGTTGCAATAACTAGAATGCTTTTATCTTTATAGAAAGATGCCAACCATACAGCGTAACAAGCAGTTAGCGTTGAGATGCCCAACTGTCTAGACTTCAGAATAATATTAAAACGATGATCAACAAAATCCAAAATACACTTATCCTGAAAATCATAAGTGTCAAACTCAATTAGACCACGAGTCGGATGTTGGATCTTTATATAATTGTTAATAAAGTAAGAGGCATCTTTACCACACTTGATGATCTCTTTAACTTGCTTCTGCTTAGAGACTTTTCCCACTGAGGCTAGTCGCTTATTTTAAATGCATGTTTGTATCTAAAATATGAAGTTTTTCTGGATGCATGTGCTTGGAGTAACTCCATTTCGCTTCTGCCTCCCAAATCCTCAGTTTTTAAAGTTTCGCCTGTTGTATCTTTAAATGCAGATTTGACCATCTTTAGCTTATCTTTTAGCAGTGAAACTGCTTGCCGCTCTGCTTCGACAACCTGTGGGTTGAGTGATTGCTCAGTTACAAAGTGCACTACAGTGACATATTTTAATGTCAGTACATCCCCAGCGAGATCGTATGTGATTGAACTAGTCCCGCTTTTACTTGAGGATGATCCCCAATGATTTTCTAAAACTTGTCCTATGATTCTTACTGTATTAATATTCATTATTCACCTCTATACTTTAATTATCAACGCCAACTATCTTTGACCTTGATTCTTTCTTTGTTGGACGCCAGCCCTGTTCCCATTTTTCTAAATTAATATGTTTAAAATTTATTACACACTCTGTGCAGGCGCTCTCTTTTTGAACAGATTTAACATCAATATCGTCACGTAGAACAAATCTGCATGTTGGGCATTCAATAGGGATCTTTTTGCCAGATACAATTATCTGTGTTTTAAGATTTCTAAACGAATCTGATTTTTGAATCGGGTCCATTCTTTGTTATCTCCAATAAACAATCTGCACTATCCTTAATTGCATCTACATGCGAAATTACCATAATAGTTTTAAACCACTTTTTTAATGATTCCAATAATTTCTCGCACGCTTCAATATTTCCCTCATCTAGAGAACCAAACCCTTCATCAATTATAAGAATATCTGATTTTGGTAAAGAGGAAACATTAATCAGCGCAACTCTGATCGCAAGAGCGCTCATCATTTTTTCCATTCCTGATGCACACTCAATAATACGTTTAGAATCTCCGTAGTTAATAAAGATATCCATTTCGTTTGAACCCTCGTTTGACTCTAGCTCAACTGTAAATCCTGTGACGCCCTGGAGAATACTCGCAATCTCTAAATTGATTTCAGGTAGACGAGATCTAATTACTTCCAGCGGAATTCCATTTTTTGATGTTGCTTGAAGAAACAAATCGAACACTTTCCATTGCTCATTTAACTCATCAAATTCATCTTTTTCTTTAATCAGCTTTTGAATGTTTGATTGATGTAGTCCTATTGTTTCTGATAGCTCTGAATGCTCTCGCTCTTTATCGTTTCTATCAATTTTTAATTTTCTTAATTTGTTACGTAAAGATCTAATTTGATGGGCTGCGTCATCCGTAGACAAATTTGCCTTCATTTCGTCTAATGATTGCTCAGAACAAACTAGCTCTTCTTTTATCTTCTGTAGCTCATTCTTCAATGTTGTAACTGATAGCTCTGTTTTGCTTTGTTTAACAGCATAGTCGTTAAATTTGGCAATTAGCTCGTTATATTTTTCTAATTTTTCATCTAGACAACGATCAGTTATTTTTTTGAGATCCCTTCTAATCAACCCTAGGTCTTCTTTTAATTCTTCAATTCTCTCGTCTTGTTTTGCTACGCCTTTTTTTGCTTTATGTGCAGAAACGATATATTGACAAGTTGGGAACTCATCGCCGCATGGAACTTCGTCTAGTTTAGAAACTTCTTTTGAAAATGACTTTAGCTTTTGCTTTTCTTTATCAACTGTGTGTTTAATCGTTGAGACAGAATTCTCTAAATCGCCCTGGTCTTTAATTGAGCTTTTTAATTCTGCTATTGGGAAATTTTCTTTGAAATCTTGTAGTTTCTGTGTTTTTTCTAATAGCTCATCAAGCCTTTCGTCACAACTTACGATATCTTTAACTAGTCTCTTTTCTTCTTTTTTTAATCTTTCAATTTTTTCTTT